TCAGATACGTGCGTCCACGAATCCGTATGCCTGCCTAAGCAGGTGCCCGTACTTCGTCCATACACGCTTATCTACCGCATCACCGAAGTGGGTGGCTTCTTCCGGAAGGATGGACTGGTTGCGTTCGCTACGCTTATCCTTGGCAAAACGCCCCTCGCGGTCCTCGATGACACGCGTATTGTTCATGGAGATGAGTGTATATTTGCATTTCGAGCCGTTGAAACGCTTCTTCGGGAACCGTTCGTCTTTCTCTGCCAGGATGGAAGCCCAGAGCAGGTACTTGTCATGCTGCGGCGGCTCCATGCCCGCATGGGTGTGCTGTTCCACCGTCCACCCGTGTTTCTCCAGACGCTCGATGGCAAGCTCGTTGTAGGACTTCTTGTTGTTGGCACGGCGTGCATCCCCGTAACGGTCACGGTAATAATGCAAGTGCTTGTTGATATGATTACGGTAGTAGTGACAGAACTTGTCCATCAGCGCGTTCACCATGGTGTCATCCTCTTCATCACGCTTGACGAAGAACTCGTTGATGTTGTTGTCCACCGGCTCACGTGTCAGCAGCTTCGTCACGAAGTCATAGTTGCGCTCTTGCGCCACTTCCAGGAATGAGGCGGCACTACCCCAGTCGGGTGTCAGCTCTATCGGCTGGTTGGGATTGCAGTCCAGGTCACGCCGGCTGTCATCGTTATTGGCAAGCTGTTGCCAGTTGTAGTTATGATCTTCGGCAAAGTCACGGATATAGTCGTCATTGGTTGCATTGTAATAGATATGGCGTTCATCCAATTGGTAGTAGCAGCTGTCAATCTTATCCACCATGAAGTTCAGGATCTCTATCATGAAGGAAAGCTTATCCATCACCTTGTACTGGTTCAGGATATAGTTCATGCCCACATTGGCGATGTTGTCGAAGATAGAGCCAAGGATAAAGAGCGTGCCGTCACGTGAAACGAACGGCGTGATACTTTGCCTGAGACGGACGGTCTCGTTCCAAATCTCCTTGAACAGTCCCGCATCATTCGCAATCCTTGCATCAATGAGCTGCATCTGTAACCGCACAATCCTGTTCCAGACATCAAACAGCCGGATGCCGCGTTCTTCTTCATAATACTTGGCCGGTTCAAGCAACCATTTCTGTTCGGGCGTGTACGGCATGGAGGAAAGGAAGGTGTTGCCGTGATGCTTCAGAACGGGATTCTCGGACTTGCGGCCAAAGATGTGTTCATTACCGCGGTTGGTCGGTGCCGCCTCCTGGTCGAATTTTTCTTTATCGAGCGTCAACGCTTCGTCGGTGATGTTGTAGTCCGCATTAGGACCACGGCTGTTGCCGCCCTGGGTAAGTATGTAGAGCATGTGCCCGTTGCTGAAGCTGATGCCGTATTCGAATGACATGATGTGCTCGTATGGCTTGTACCATCCCTCGATGGGACGGCGGCACACCACATAGTCACCGGTCTTGCTGACCGGGTCCCACTGCTTGTAACCGAGCATCTCCAGCATCTTGAACGCTGAAGGCAGGGTCTTAGTCAACGCCTGCCCGATGGTGGCCTGGGTGAGTGTGGTGATGCCGCGTGGCATCAGCCGGATGTTGTCATCTATCACGGCACCGGTAATGAATGATTTACCCGTTGCACGCGAGTAGATGACATATCCGTTCTTGTACGGCATCACGAGGAATGCCGCCTGCGCCGGATTGACCTGTATGACCTCTTCCCAAACGTTTTCGTCCATCGTCCTGACATATCAATAGCGTGGGAAAACAATGTAGTTCATACCCTCGGAAGAAGTCATACGGGGCATGTCCTGCCCGGTATCAGCCAGCAGTTGCGACACCTCGTCCGGCTTGAACTTGGCGGACACGGTACAGACAATCTGTGTCTTGCTGACCGATACCATATCAATATGCTTATGGTCAACCAGATAGGAAATCAAGCGTTTGTTTGTCAGTTTCTTCATGATAATCTATTTATGAGTTCATTATTTCTTCTGCCTGTACATCGTCAATAGGCGTGTACATCGAATCCACCAAAACCTTCTGCTCTTCCTGGGAAAGGTTGCGGATGGCATTCAGAGGAATATCCACCTTTTGCCCCATACTGTTGATCTGGATGTAGAATACGTTCTTCTCCATGCGTCGCGGGTCCTCGACGGAAGCCGGCTTCTCACCAATCATCTGATGCAGTACTTTCTTGGCGTTGTTCCATTGCTTGAGATCACCTTTGAGTTTGCAATCCCGGATAAGCTGAATCTGGTCCTTGATCATCCAGGCATACCAGAAGTCCCAGTCGAACTGGTGCTGTGTCTTGAACAGTTCTTTTGCCAGGGCGATGTCCTTCCTTATCTGGGTACGCGAGATACGGTATTTTGCCAGCATGATGTTGATGATGTGGCTCTCGTTCGGATAGTCATCCAAAAGGCGTGCTATCTGCAGCACCCGGTTGCACTGTACACGCAGATGCTCCGGTAGCGGACTGTTTTCCGGGTCGATGATGTGCTGCTGTATAAGGTCGTAGGATTGCTCCTCCAATGCGGCCTTGCTTTTGGATGCCGTTAGACGGTTGTTATTCATACTCAAGATACTGCTGTTGCGATTTGATGAACTTGATAAGCTCCTGCTGTGCCGGGTTGCTGCCATTGGCGGCCGACTTGATGAGTGACTCCCGGAGTTCGACCATCTGACGAAGATGGCCCCGGTAGAAAGCCGTCCGCACTTCGGTGCCCGGAGTACGGAGTTCTGCAAGAAAATCCGTCTCATCCACACCGATATTGATTGCGATCAGCCCCGGAAGGATAAGGCGGTATGCCATTTTCTCTATCTCCTCACGTTGTTCCTGAGTCAAATTCATCATTCAACATTTTAAAGTCAAAGTCAAAAATATCACTGCCGGTATGGATGATTCCGCGTTCCAGCTTCGGGTTGTGCGTGGCATTCTGACTGCCTACAACGGTAATCTTCCAGTCCTCGTTATACAGCAGCGCCACCTTCGCATGAAGCGCCAGGCAACGGTAGCAGTCCGGAAATGTAGTCACCAGATAATCGAACGGTTTGGGTGAGATGCTGCGTACACGATTATCGATCAGGAACCGTACCGATAGCAACTCATCAGTCTCAACCTTGCGATGAAGGGCGTTGATGCTATCCATAGAGATGGAATAGGTTGTCAGGAACAGATGTGCCGGACCCGTCTGCTTCAAAATATATAAAATCAGCTGGATCAGGTTAAATGCTCCAGAAGAGTAGAAATGCTTGTCCCTGCCGGGTACCAGCACCCCCATGGCGTCCGGATGCAGCAGCTTCTCCGCAACCAGGTCATGGCCGGAGGCTGCCGCATCCGTTCGGCGGATGTAGCCTGCCGGGTATCGGTCTCCCTGCATAGGGCTTACTGCGTCATCCGCCGGCATCATCTTATTCTCAATCTCGCTGCAACAGACCAACATAACCTATTGCAGTTCCGCCAAACGATATTCTATCTTTTCTACCAGTGCTTCCTGGGCAGCCACCTTCTTCTCGTATTTCACGCGTTTGGGGCAGTCGGGAAGGGGATTCTCTTTGCCATCCTTGGGCTTGCTTTCCGAAGAGTACAGCAGCATGTTCCTTGCCTTGGTAATCTTGCTCTTGGCATTGGATTTCGCTTTCCTCAACTCTTCCACGGATAGGGAACTGATGTCGGTCTCATCCTCTTCCTTTTCCGGATTTTCTTCGGGGGTATCCGCTTTTTTGTAGAGTTCGTCCAGCTGCTTGTCAGTCGGCAGTTCCCTGTCCTGCTCGAACTGCCTTTTGATGGCAGCCAGCAGTGTCATGCGGTTGGAGAGAAAGGCTATACGGGCGACAATATCCTTGCGCTGCGTGCATACAGCCGCCGTATTGGTCTCACCCTGTTCGGACAGTAACCGGTGCAGCCGTGAACGTTCATTGTAGCATTCCCGGAAGTCATAGATGATTTTGGCCATCACCGGAGGATAGGCGGGCTGTTCGTCCGCCTCACGCGCCAGTTCCCTCTCCGCAACGGCGACAATGGCGGCAGCCGTCTCTTCGGGAACCGTCTCGGAACGCCCGTCATTGCCCGTCATTGCATCATCTGCCAGGTCCACATCCTCAAAGCGCGGGTCATCCGGATGGTACCACACCTTGATCATCTGCCGGATTTCATACTCCAGCTTCTCGCGGGTATGCGGCTTTTCGCCCTGGCGTGCCAGACGTGCGGCGACAAACCCCTTATATCCTGAACGGGTCAGGATATTCACACCGGTGCTGTAATCACGTTTCTGCGAGTTCAGCCACTTGATGCCGTCCCTGCGCGCCTCAATGTAGTTCTGTGTAATCTTTGACATTGTATGTACGTTGTTTTTTGATGATACGCAAAGCTATTGCGATTTTTGTTGCCGGAATAGGACAAAACAAAGTGTCCGCCCCTGCCTGAGAGCGAGAGACGGACATGAACAACCAATCATGAACAAAAAAGTCTTATGGAACTTCTGATGCGGCTTTTACAGTCAGGATGTCCTCCGTGTCCCCCTCATACACACATTTGCGCGGTGCGGTAAAGGTGTAGTGGAGGGTGTTCTGGTTGCGTGCGGTGGAGCTTGCTCCGGTAGTGGCGCCGTCACCCGATGCACGGAGCGCGCCGCGCCGCTTGTCACCCATCAGGTAGTTCGTGCCGTTGTTGTCGGTCACGATAAAGAACATCTTGCGCCCTTTGGTCGCATTCTCGAAACCGAATATCTTCTTTCGCATTTTGGCCGAAATGATATTCAGGTCCATCAGGAACGATTCCCCGCCGCTTTCTCCCTGGTCGGTAATCTTGAACTCGGCCAGCTCGTCGGTGAAATCCATCTTGTATGCCCTGCAGCCTTCCTTCATGACCAGGTCACCGACCAATGTACCGGCTTCTTCAAGAGAAAGAGGGGATTCCGTCTTTTTCGGGTAGTCCGGCCAGGTCGCCACATCCGCATGATAACCGAAGATGACGGACGGTATGATACCGCCCATGTTGTCCTGGTTCTCGCAGTCCATTGCCTCGTTGATGTCATCAAGGGCAATACATAATTTAGGGTCTACTTCTGCCATAATCACGCCATTTTTTAAGATTTAACAACGTATGTACCCGTCACTTTCTCTACTGCACCCGCAGCGGGCGTCTTCTTCTGCACGGCAGGAGTGGTGTATCCGGCAGCCTCCAGGAACTCCACGGTATATTCCTTTCCACCGGGAACAGCCACATACGTGCCGGACTCACGCCAGGCTTCCTCGCCCTGGATACGCCATTTGCCTCCGTTGTTGGCCGCTTCATCCGGCGTAATGGTCACTTCAATGTATCCGAACGGATTGGTCCCTTCCGGGTCCACCGGACGGTCGTTGACGCAGAACTCGGACTTGTGCACAGACACGAACTGGAAGCCGATTACATACTTGCCCGCAGCGTCGAAGGTATAGGGATTGCCGGACATGAACGGCTTGATGGACTTGAAGTCGCTCTCCTTGTCAAAACCGTAGCATACGTTCTCCTTGGTGGTCAGCATGACGAACTGGCTGCCGTCGGGAAGGTTCGGAACACGCACCAGCTCGCAGCGGTTGTTGGATCCAAGCAGGTGCTGCGTGTCGGAAGTGTCCTCCTTGAGTCCGATGACAATCACGCCTTCACCTTTGCGCCAGTCATCATACATGTCACCGATGTCATCGCTGATGAACATCTTGATGTTCTTCTTGCGCTTGAAGGTACGCGGCATGTGGCGCCACATCTCCAGTAGCTTCTCGCCGACATTGGCAAGTGTCAGCTCACCGGTCGCATAAACGTTACCCTCGGCACTGGAGATGTCTCCGACAGCTTCGCCTTCAGTGATAATGGTACCGATACCGTCGAAAGAGTCCTGAATGTCCGTCTTGTTCTCATCCGCACTGTATTTTGCCGTGAAGATGGCAAACAGCAAATCATTGGATGCCAGTTCGTGCCCGTGGTTGATCAGCCACAGCTCGAAGGGATGTTCTTTGCGGAGTGTACCGGGAACCTCGGCAATGTAGGTACGGCGGTAGCGTTCCGGCTCGTCGGACATCTCCATCACAACCGGACGTACTACCAAGCGGCGGGGAACAATCTTACCCAGATACTTGCCAGCTGTAAACTTACCGGTGTACTTGCTGGAAATACTTCCACCCTCTACCTTGCCCAATTCAAGAGAATCGGTAATGCCCGGTACCGGAGTGAAATGTTTCAATACCTCCGAAGCGTCGAGCTTATCGACCGCCTTCAGGATGTCTCTGTGCTTTTTTACCGCGGTCAGAACCGTGGTAATGTCAATAGGTGCTTTAAAATCCATAAATAGAATAGTTTAGATGTTATTCATTCTCATAACTGTTGATCGGATCCGTAGCGATATCGGCAAACTTGCTGTCTTCGTTCGATTCCTGATGACTGGCGGTTGCCGTTCCGGGAATCTTGGCCACGATATCACGGATAACCTGTACCTTGGCCTTGTTGTCGGCGGCATTCCTGACGCTGTCACTCAGGCTGTCAAGGTCATTCACGACTGCCGTCAGACTGTTTTCGGCAGTCTTCTTGGCGGTGTTGGCGACAGCCAGGTCATTCTCCGCTTTGGCCTTCGCTTCGTTGGCGGCCTTGGCGGCGTCGTTGATGGCCTGCAGATTCTCCACGGTAAGCAACATCTTACCGTCTTTTTCCTCAACGCCTTCGCAGTTGAGGATCTGGTTGATGAAAGTAAATTCTTTACGCATAACTGTATTTGAAGAATTAGAAATGTCAGTCTTGTTGCCGGCAGGGAACAGCCCTTTGATACCGTCGATAATCTGGGAGACCAAGTTTTTGTCACGGCCTTCCGGTTCCGGCTTCTCCTCCGAATCGATAGCCGGCAACGGTATACCAAGTGCGGTGAAGCAGTCGGTCATTTCATTGGTCACCTGTGGCTTTTTATGGGTACCGGGAATGATCTTGTCTATGAATCCCCATTCCTTGGCTTCGGCGGCAGGCATCCAGCGTTCCTCTTCCATCAGGGTGATAATCTCCTTCAGGCTTTTGCCGCTACGGTTGATGTACTTCTGTGCAATCATCAGGTCAATGGCTTCCGCGCTCTTCTTCTTGTTCTGCAGTTCCTTGATGGTGTCCTCCAGTTGGTCCGCATTGAGCTGGCCCCAGATGTCCACTCCCAGGCTGCATTTATGCGCCAGCCACATGCCGTCCTCGTGCATCTCGATGGACTTGGCGCCGAACGCCAATATGGTGGCCGCCGAAGCGTTGAAGCTGATGAACTCCACCGTCACGTTACCGTGCTCGGCCATCAAGGCGGACATGGCGACCGCTTCGGCCACATCACCGCCATAACTGGAAACCTTCAGGCGTACGGGCTGGCCTTTGGCCTTGTCAAGGAAGTATTTCAGATAATTCTTATTGTGCCAATACCGGTCAATACTGCCGAATAATGTGATAACTGTCTCGTTCATAAAACTTATTTTTGCGCAAAGAAAAACGCAAAAAAAACGGTACCCAAGGACATTGGGTACCGTCAGCGGACAGATAAATATTTGACTGAAAGAGTGTTGCGTGTCAGCAAAGGAAGCCGTACGGTTATATTTCCTCCATGTTTTCAATATAGACGGTCGGTTCATCCTGGATGCAGGTGAACGTGAATGAGGTGCCGTTCCGTTCCGACACGGAACGTCCGCTTGTCTTGTTTGTGGCGAACAGCATGAGTGCGTCCTCCTGCCCGCACCAATGGACCGCCCCGTTGCCGTCCACTGCCAGTACATACCACAAGCCACGCTCCAGCATCTCCATCAGCTGATGGTTTGCCGGGGAAAGTTTCGGAATCACCCCTTCAATGGAAACGTTCCAGCAGTCCCCCGCGTCATTCACCTCCTTGTCTTCATTATAGGAATAGGTGTCATTGGCATATACCGGTATGGAAACAATACCCTCCCGGTTGCGGAGTTCCAGATAGTTCAGATCGGCGGCATAGTCCTTACGGATTTGCACGAACGAGGCCGGAGGCACGGCAATCACCTGCAACAATCCTCCGACGTTTTCAAAATCATAATGCATTGCTTTCATAAGCCATTTTTCCCTGCTGGGAAATTGTCCCGAATTCGGACAACTTCCCCAAAATTATACGGTTAATAAAGTCTAAAATCGTGGTATTCTCCACCGTTTTCCTATATCCATGCCGGTTATACTCCCTGCGGATAGTCTCATAAGACCAGGTGTCGTCATCAAAGCCGAAGCTGTTCTGAAAGTTGCGGATGGCGGTCGAGAGTGGGATTCCGATACTGACATGGGTGTCGAGATAGAGGAAAAGCATCTGCTTGATCCGTCTCTCCACCTTACTGCCGAACGCCACCACTTCGGTATTCGACATCGCCCATCCGTATCGGTAGAAGTCATCACGGCGTATCTCCACCGCCACGTTGGCGGTATATCGTGCCAGGTTCCGGTATCTGTTCTCGTATCGTCCGGGTTTTGCAAGCCTGGAAAGGAAGTCGTTCTGCAGCTCCTTGTCCGGGGACAGATTGACTATTTCTGTCCAAGTGTCGTCCGGGGCATTGAAATTGTACAGCAGGAATTGCTTGACATAAGGTTTGCAAGGGAGCCAACACACAAATCGGTCTTTCTTTGTCATTTAAAGCATTGATTTTTATACAAATATACTAAATACCGGTAATATAGCCAAGCCCTTGCACGAATATAGCGTAAAAATCGTGCGACAGTGCTTTTGTACATGGTCTGTTCTGTATATTATTGAATATCAAGTTATTATAATCGTACAAAAAGCGTACAAAACCGTACTAATTCTTTCGTTTGCGTACTTTTTGCCGTTTTTTGAAGAAAAGTACAATTCGTGCGCTATTCGTGCACGATTCGTGCGGAATTTGTACGCTTATAAATATTTGTATATCAGATTGATATGTACTTAATTTCGCACATCCGTACGAATGCACGATTTTTTCTCTGTTTTTTAAGGTAGTCCAATTTTAAAAAGAAGAATAAAAAAAGAATAATATACCCCTCCGGGAATTCTCATGTCTGCTGCCACTTCCATGCACGTTTGTCCGAATCGTTATTATGACGGGTTGGGGGGAGGGGGGAAGGGGCAGAAGAAAAAACTGCATCCGACTGTACTCACGCACAGCCGGATGCAGGCAAATACCTAATATGCACTTTCAAGAATACTCCGCATTGTGTTTTCCGGGAATGTCATCACGGAAAATCTTCCGGATAGAACACCTTGCAGATGAATTCATATTCACGGGGAATGGAACGGACTCCCACAGCCACACATAAGCCCCGCGCCGCCATTTCATACAAGCGCTGGTTGGTGAGTACGGCTCCACGGAAATTGTAGCTGCTGCAGAAAACGAAATAGGCCGTCGCCAGGTCTATGCCGTAGATGTCGTTCGATATGATTTTCGCTGCATCCGAAGGGATGAGTGCGAAACCGAGCCGTACTGCCAGGCGGCTCAACAGTCTCTTGCGTTCAGCCGGTTCCGGAGAAACGACCACCAATATTTTGTGCTCTTTTTTCAGCATGATTGTTTGCGTAATTCGTTGAAAATATGTATCTTTACATCGTAATAAATTGGTATATTCTATCCCTTTCTCCATTTCGGGATGAAGCGGTTCCCGGAAGGTTAAACGCCGGTTGTCCGCCGCACATACTCCATATCATCCGACAGTTCCAATTGTCCTGCATACTTGTCGTAAGGCTGTTCCGCAATGAGAGTCTTCACGATGTCCCGGAACAGTTCCAGGTCTTTTTCCCGGCAACGGTCTGAGATACGGAACCGGCAGCCTTCCGGCAGATCGACACACATCAGATACACCGCATCATAGAACGCCATGAAACGTTCGGGCGCCATCTCGTAGAGTGGCATAAGCCTGGCCATGATACAGGAATGTGTTTCGCCCATCAGAATGCAAGTTTATTGTCCGGATTGCCAACCGGTAGTTCATGCGGATCACTCTGGGGTGTCTGCTCTCCGGCTGTCTTGCCTATGGTGAAATACTCCACTCCTCCGGACTTGTCATCTATGACCGGTTTCCCGTCCTTGTCCAAAAAGAGAGGCAGACCGCTTTTGGCGTCATACTTGTGTGGGTTGAACACCCAGCCCTTCCATTCGCAGTATTTTTTTATCTTGTCCTTGAAGGCGGTGGAAGTGATGTACTTGCGCTGCTGCGGATCATAGTTGCAGAAATTGTCATAAATCTCCTTGCGTGGGGTACGGCGGCAGTGCTCTTCGCTGCTGAAGTATTCGTCCGCCCAGGATATGATGGTCTCGCCAATCTCCTGCCTTAGCTTACGCTGCTGCAGGCGTTCGCCCGGTGCCTGCACGACCCCGAATTTAAGATAGAGTTGTATGCAGTTGGCCAGCATGTTCCAGGTCAGGTTCCACTGGGTGAAGTCCCATTCGGAAAAGAACAGCACCCCGAAATCATCCATGGGCTTGTGCTTGTCATTATAAAAATCGGAGAAGGCTATCAGCCATTGCCTGTCGGTATAGCTGGAACCAGTACCGCGGATGGCATGGTTCGTAGGAATATATACTTTGGGTGATTTGGCGAACGGATAAGTGATACGTGCGCCACCCTTTTTGTTCACGGTCCAGTCTCCGGTGAGATTGGGGAACAGAAACTCGAAGTTGAAGTTCAGCATGACATCGTCGATGAATACCAGGCGTGTCCGTTCGTCGATGTCATTCCAGATAAAGCTGTCGTTGAAGATGTCAGTCCGTTTCCCGGATATATAGACTGTATCGACAACCTGGCGCATCAGCTCACCGACAAGTGACTTGCCGCTGCGTCCGTTGCTGTCACCGACTTCCGACTGCTTGCCGTCCATGCCGATAACGGCACGTGTCACGTTCGCGTCCTTGCATTCCATCAGCATGTAGCCGATGGCGCACATCTTTGAAAGCAGATGAAGGTTGTTTTCAAAGATTTCACTCTCCTCAATCTCTTCAGGCCTCTTTCTCCAGGTGAAATTGCTGGTATTGATAAGGAACTGGAGATAGTGGCATTTCCTGCCTTCCGGAGAGAGTTCGTAGTCATACCTGCCATCCTTCTCCCTGAACACAATGAGGGGGTGGCCGAGGTATCTGGCATCGGTGTTCTTCCGTTGTTCATCCCATATCTGGTGGGTGATGCTTTCATATCCCACTTCCTTGACCTCATGCTGGGTGATGTGCCAGCAACGGTCACGGAAATAGAAATATTGCTCGTCACGGGACGGGGAGATGAAGTTCGGCTGGATGAAGGCGAGCCTTGACATCTGGAACGGTCCAACGTATTGCGATCCTCCCTTGAGCAGCTGGTTGTTGACGAAGCGGCTGCAGTTCTGTTCAGCAAAGGCGAACATGAAATCGCGTGCGTCCTCCACGTCAATGGTACGGACTACCGGTGGCTCTAGATGGATATATGTCCAGAGTTTGGTATCGAGCAGGCGGTAACGGCCGATACCCCGGTTCTGGAAAAAGGTCTTGGCGGCCACATAGTCGTACTCAAACACCGGCACCCTGTTACCGTTCGTTTCCTTGTAGTCCTCATTCCAGAACTTCTCATCCTCATCATAGGGTAGGGCGGATACCAGTTTGCCGTTCTCGTCAAACTTCCAGGCATAGCGGCCAAAGATAAATTCCGGAAGCTCCTGCAGGACCTCGCGGTGCTGCTCGGCAAATTTCTCATGGCTGTGCAGGTTCCATAATTCCCGCAGCTTCTGGTCATTCCATGTGGTGATTTTGAATACTTCCACGTATTTTCCCATTCCGGATTTTTCATTGCATGCCACTTCCAGGTCTTCGGCCAGTTCCTCTTCATGGCCGGCCAGTTTATCGGCCAAGAGGTCGTCCAGTCCCTTGTCGCCTTCATCGTTCTTGTTGATGTGGCCAATGAATATTTCCACCATGATGCCGCGGTTCTTCAGCATACGCATATATTCCTTGAAGTTGCGAGCAGCGGAGAAGAAACACCGAGGGCGTGTATCGACGGGGGTATTAAATTTTATATTATTGGAGAGATCATTCCAGTCCGCATCAAAAATGAAAGCCACTTCCTTGACTCCGCAGACAGTGATTATCTTGACAAGATCCTCCGGCAACGCCCCTTTCTGTCCCAGGTTCTGGATGCCGCTGACCGCTATGGAGGGGATACCGTGCTTGCATGCCTTTTCCGCTTTCTTTTCCCCTTCCTGGATGTAGAGCCTTGGGAACTGTTCTTTCCTCTTGTACATCTGCCTCATGCGTTCCGGGATGTATATGGGCGTACCGCTGCCGGCAGGAGACTTGTATTTGAACGGTTTCCCTTCCTTGTCCCGGTGTTCATCCGGGAACTGCCAGCGGACGCGGTAATACACTTTGAGCTCCTGCTTGCCACGCCCCGGCAGCTTACGGGTATAAGTGACCGGCATGCCGTCCAGGTCGTAATATTCGATGATGACATCATCCCCGTCAACGATATTGCCGTATTCGTCAACGGTTCCCGGACGGAAAGTCTTCGCCTCGAAAATGCTCTGTGTATCTCCCTTCTTGAAGATATGTGCCGTCACGTCCTGATAGGTCAGTCCGCTGCCGGCAAGCATACGGGCGCAGAATGTATCGACACTTTCTCCCTTGGCTTCCTTGCTCCGTTTTTTCATTTTGGCGGCTTTGGGAGCCTTTTTCTCCGGCTTCGGATCGAGCAGTACATTGAATTTGCGTGCCAGGTAATCACATGCTTCCAGGAATTGCATGTCTTCCGCCCTCTGCAGATAGTCCAGCGGTTCCTTGCCTTTTATATCCGGGCAACTGAAGCATTTGAAAATCTGTTTGGCCGGAGAGATATGTAACTTCTCCTGTCCATGGCATTTAGGGCATTCGCATTTATATTCGGCCCCCCGTTTGCGCAGTTCGTGGAAGTCACCGATAACATCAAGGAGCCTGCCTTTGGAAGCCTCCTTGATTCGTTTTATATCGTCTTGAGTAAAGTACATAGTTCTGTATATTGCCGCTACGAATTACACTGTTTCCGGGTTCGGATGGTAGGACTTAAATCTTACCGAGAAACAGCAAATACGTATCGAGTTCATTTTTCAGTCGGGCATTCTCATTCCTGAGCTGCTCTATCGTGTTGTTCCGGCAGGAAACAGCCTGGTGCAGCCGGCTGATTTCCTGCGAGTAATCAATCTGTTTCTCACTCTTTTCCACCTTCTTCAGCAGTCTTTGCTTTACTTTGCCTATTTCCTGCTCAAGATAGGCGTTCCGCTTTAACAGACTTCTGACTTGGGCCTCCATATGAATGGTGCGCTGTCGCTCCCTACGGTAATCCTTGAGCAGGTATTTGAATAAAGTTCCGATAGGGATATATGGTGTAAGATTTTCTTCCGTCATATGTTGTGGTGATTATCAAGAATGAGATTGGTGTGCCTTAAAACCATCGAGGAACATTTCGGCCATCACTATATTGATTCCGTGATGCTCCTTGAGGTTTTCTGGACGTCCGGTCAATGTCATGCTCAAATTCTCCTTACCATAATCACGCTCCACATCGAAGTATAATTCCTGCCCTCTGTCATCATGGAAAGTAATCCGGCACCTTTCTACCAATCCACCCAGTTCTGAAGAGTCCAGCCATAAGTCCGGCTTTTTATCTACCTTCAGATGGCAGTACCGGTGTACCTTGCCACCTTTACGAATCAACTCCACTTCGACGATTGTCGCTACCTGATTGGTACGCAGGATGCGCACCTTCTGACCTTTTTTCATTGATATTTCTTTTTTATTCATTACTTTTTAGTTTTACGCTAATTCTACAATAGTAAATTCAACTAATTCAGAGGGAAAAATATCAAGAGTTCGCTTTTTACCTTCAGGTAAAACTGAAACTCTTGCATTACCTAAATATTGAAATATACATTGTTGATATCGGTTAAGAACCTTAAATCGCTTTCCATTCTTCTCAATCACCATTCCTTTACTAACAGGTCTTCCTGTTGAATCAACCAACCATTTATCCAGAAAAGATTCCTCCAATTGAGCAATTTTTTGTTTAAGCGGAGCAATCTGTTTTTTATAAGCATCTTCAAAAACTTTAATTTCTGAATAAATAGCTTGTACCTCTTTCGTGAGTTGTTCAGCATCTGCAATGCGGTTGCTGTATTTATCATCTGATTCTTTCATATCTATTCGGTTATACTCTAATTGATTAATTCATATTTCAAAAATCTTGCAAGCGTATTTCTATCAACCTTACATATTTTTGCTATTTTACGCTGTGATATGCCTTCGTCAATCAATCCTTTTATCAAGGCATTTTTCCCATACAATTTATATTTGTCAGGAGAACTCTTTCTGCCTTTAGGACGACCAAGGACTACGCCTTCCAATCTCTTTCTGGCTAATGCTTCTTTAGTCCGCTGGCTAATCATGTCACGTTCTATTTCAGCAGCAATTCCGAAAGCAAAAGCAAGAACCTTACTTTGTATGTTATCTCCAAGTTCATATCCGTCTTTTACTGTATAAACCTTAACTTCATGAAGCATACAGAACTCCAATATTCGCATAATCATGAATAATTTTCTACCAAGACGGGAAAGCTCGGATGTAATAATCACATCCCCTTTTTGCAATTTCTTCATAAGTTTGCCCAATAACCGTTTTTCAGGCTCCTTCGTCCCAGATATGCCATCATCAATAATCCAATCATCAACTGACACCCCCAAGGATTCCGCTTTTTTGCAGACTCCTAACTTCTGATTATTAGAGTCCTGCTCGTCCGTACTTACTCTTAAATATCCGTATATCATAATACTGATTCTATTAATTGCATGGCTTCCAAACCATAATGTTTAATAATTATTTCCTTCATAGACATGCACTCCCATTCTTCAGGATACATATTCTGCAATCTATTGTCTAACGCAATTATATCAATTACCAATCTATTATTGATAGCTGATAACAGTGCATCATGTAAGTCTATTATAGGTATATTCGGCAGTAATCTCTGAAATTTCTTTCTGAACTCCGCCCATTCGTTGACTTTATAAATATTCATCACATTCTGTTCATTATGCATTGATTGATGCCTGAAATCCTCCATGTCGATTTGGTATAATATTTCTTTATGTCAAATATGTCGCACATTATACACGCTGAATTTATACGCTTATTCTTTCTAACCCCAGCGCACTTAACTGGGTATCCTTGAATATTCTTACTTATATTCATTTTTATTTTGGTTATATTTAAAGTTCACGCATCAACAGAACATCATTATAAGCATCTGCATCTATTTTTTTTGAGCAGATGCTTTTAATTTTGAATCCAGCTTCTAAAATATCAGCAAGATCTGTATCTGATAAGAAAGAACTCCTTATCTCAACGTATTCACCAGGCATTGTCAAGCCTACAATCTCTTTTTGTATCCAATACCTAACCCACCTATGTGCGCTTAGGAGATTGAAGATGATTTTCTCTATATTCATATTTATTCGATTACATTACAAAACATGTACAACCATATGCTCCACCTTCAGGCATTCCCCCGAAATCAACCCTGATACACAATTCTCCACAAATGACAAATGGCTTATCGCTTATCACTTTACCATAGACACCATAATGTTCGTGAAATACCTCAGAACCCGGTTTCATTGAGTCCAGTGCCTTTTTCATTTTCTCGGAGGTATAAACGGTTATCCATCTGTTTGCATAATTGTAATAAAGCAGTCCGGTACCGAGAGAATCGCACATCTTCAATACGGTTTCTTCTACCTGCTGCCGGCTGAATACGACGCTGGTCTGCAGCTTCTGCACCTTAACGTCCGGAAACTTCTTTTTGAATGTTGTTTTGGTTACCATGATTCTTGTTATTAGATTGTTATAATTCTTTAAATTCCTGCTCCATCCGGCACTTTCTCACGTAAAGTCCATCAATAATGTACTGGGTACAATATTTCGGCAGGGGGATGGCAATAATGTCACGAGTACCCCTATCGGCATCGCGATACACACAGCATTCCCTGCTGCTTTTTAGGATTGAATCAAGCAGGGAATCACACTTTTCAATCTCTTCCTTGAGGGTTTTGGCCCTCTCAAACGATTCATTGTTCATATTATCTTAAAAATAATGGTGTGATGTACATAGAGGTGGAAATTTTTGCTTGGTAGAATACCCCGTAAACTCCAAGGTAAAGATGTCCTCTCCGATTTCTTTCCACGCCGAATATACACCATACATACATTCACGCGCATAAAAAGGCGGCTTGTAGGGGTCGCATACACAGATTATCTGCACATGTGATTTTCTGTTGTATGCTACTAACTTCGTTCTGGAATCGTCGAATAAATCTCCAACGACATGTTGGCCAGGACGGATATTGTAACAGTAACTGTTTTCTTGATATACGTCAAGGGTGTCTCCCAAGGATATGTCGGGAAATCTGTCATTTTCAAATCTCTCATATTACCGCATATTATATAGCCACCAGATTGCAAAAAACACCACTCCGATATTTATCACCAACACAATGGCATCGAAGAGAAAGAGGCATAGGTGAAAGTCGGATGCCCTCCGCATTGCCCAGACACATAGTATCAAGACTGCCACTATCACAATCAGCGATATCCATAAAAAAACAACTGTCATCATCAACCTATCTTTACTGATTCATTATGACCATGGCATTGATAGCCCTGGTCATCGCTTCATTGACACACTCCTTGTCCGGCTCTTCATACTCCAGCAATACATCCACTTGCGTATCGCCATTGGCATCTACATGTCTGGAACCGATTTCGACATTCACCGGAACCGCCTCTTCGTGCACTATCTCGACAAGATATGCAAGAACCTTGTTGTGTAGCGTGAAATGTGTATGTGTCATTGTCTATTAAAAATTGTTACTCCTGCTATTTCTTCTATCTTATCTTTTGCCAGTTCAGGGATTCGAACCAACCCGCTGCGCCAATTATTAAATGTGTAAATGGGTACCTTGCATTCTTCAGCTAACTTTTTAGCCATTTCAGGAGCTTCACATACTGGCAGACTACGCAAATAAGTACGCAATGCCATGCCGTCAGTTGTTTTTTTCTTCTTTTTTTCTTCCATAATATATTTAATATTGATTATTTATTCATAGATTTATAATGCAAATATAAAAATATTATAGATAAACTATAGTTATTTTATAGTTAAACTTTTGCATTATTTTAGTTTTAATTTTTAATACTCTGATTATGAGTGAAATAATAGGAAATAAATTAAAGAAAATTCTAAAGAGAAAAGGTATTAATGCAAAGGAGTTTGGAGAAATGATAGGTAAATCAGAGCAGCGTGTGTATCAATATTATAATGCTACTAAATTTGACTCTGATCAAATTATAGAATTCTCTAATATCTTTAAAGTTCCTATCACATATTGGTTTGATGATGACTGTCAATTAAATCAATCAATTGTAAACGGTGATGGAAGTGCCGCTTCTGTATATGGTAATGCCACTGCTGGTATCATGGCAGATCAGAATAAGGAGATAGAACATCTTAAGCAATTGCTTAGTGAGAAAGAAAGACTGATTCAAGTTTTGATGAATAAGTAA